AGAGATACATGAATATCGTTTATACGATACTAAGTATTTCTAGGTTAGCAGACGGATACTCAAAAGATATTGATATCAGTTCGATCACTAGACACCCTAACAGAAACAACGATTTCCTTAAGGAAATCGAAAGTTTTGATTTGGCCTTACCGTCTATTCTCGGAAAGTTAAACATTCCGGTAAACGTTTCACCTGTTGATTTTGTTGGTAACGTTGTTCTCCATGAGACAACTAGCAAAGGTCCGAACAGCGATCTCTCGCTAGACGGACTAATGTCTTCGCATCTTGATGCGGCAGCAATAATTGCTGACGACAAAGTAAACCATAGTATCGTTCACTATCTCGAAGAGATAAAGCGACCTGACATATATTCTTATATTCAGGACACAGCGAAATTAGTCGAAACCAACTCGAGTAATCCTGATAAAGCACTCCCTAAGAAACTAATTTGTTCTCGTCTTGCTGCTATACCGCAGCCAGGGAACAAAACGAGAGTTGTAGCCTTATTTGACTACTTCTCTCAGGCTCTCCTTAAACCTCTGCATAAATACTTGCAGAAGATTACTGAGAACTTACCGAACTCTTACGTGTTCGATCAAGATAGAGGAAGGGAATTAGTGAGAAAATTCACCGAAGACCCTAACTCTAGCCCAGAATCAAAGGACGCATCAAACTGGACAGATAGGTTCCCTATGGAACTCCAAATGTCAGTATTAAAGCAATTGTTTAACGAACAATATGCTAAACGCGTACGTCATCTTTTAGTCCACAGAGATTTTAAAATCTCCGGAAGCGACGACAAAGTGATATATGGCGCAGGTCAACCAATGGGAGCTTATCCTAGTTTCTCGTTGGCGCATCTGACTCACTGTCTGTATGTTTATTGGAAATTCTCCAGTAATGGGGAAGATCCAGGTAAAGACACAGCAGTTTGCGGTGATGATGTGTGTTTTAGAAATAATTCTAAAGGGACACAAGCTTATACTAAAGGAATGGAACACTTAGGTGTTCAATTCTCTAGTATCAAAGGATATTCTTCTAGTGCGAGCACTATTAGAATTGCCGAATTCTGTAGACGTTTATACATCAACGGAACTGACGTTTCTCCTGTTTCACCTAAAGTAGCAACTTTAGTCGCTTCAGATTTTAAATACGCCGGACTTCTAGAATCCTTCATGGATGATAGTAGTTTTATGCGGTTGATACTTAGTTATCCAGATAAGTATGTGAGTAAAGCATTAATGCTTTATTCACTGCCAAGATTCATGACAGGACTTAAACGTGAGTTTAAGCCAACCGACCCTAGAGCGGCAACCATTTTCAATTTTGAGAATGATCCCATAAGAAGACAGAACATCTTAAGATGTTTGTGCTTACACGAGCTCTCGCTCCTTGTTCACGAACAAAGGCGCATACGGTCCGATGCATATTTCGATGCCATTAGTGGCATGGGAAATGAAGGTAATGAATCTAAGCTGGATCCTATGACTGTCGTCAAAGCAATCCAATCATCTAGACACTCGCGAATCTATCAGTCAATAATGAC